GACATACCCTCGACTACACGGGCGGCTTAGAGTTCGCCGAGGAGTTCGAGGACGCTATCGACCCGTTCGGCGCTAGCCCTTCCGAGCGTAAGGTCGAGATTAGCCTACACGCCTCGCTTATCGTCGACGTCGCTAATCAGATAATGAAAGGCTACGACCTAGCCGCGGCCCGCGGAAAGCTATGGCTATACGAGGCGAACACTAAAACCGCCGTCCTATTTCTGGACGGGGTCGTACGCGGCGTCGAGTTCGGCGGTATCGAGGAGCCCGTTACCTTTTCTCTAGAGGAGGTAGTCGCCGACGACGTCGGCCTGTTTCCGCCGAAAACCGCAGCTATCGACGAGGTTAGTTGGCCGGACGCCGCCGAGGAGATACGAGGCGAGCGTTACCCCTGGGTATTCGGACAGCCGGGCCTACACTACGACCCCGACGACGGAAACGTCGCGTACGGCTACGCCTCGCCCGCGTACCTAGTTCGTAAGACGTCGCCTAATCAGCGGCTACTAATCGCCGGCCACCACGTACACGCGACGCACGTTCGCCTTATATGCGAGGATACCGGGCTATATAATCTCGTAGCCGTATATAACGACGTCGACGCATACGGAAACCTCGTCGCGCTATGCGAGGTCGGCGCGACCGGTTCCGGCGGAGCCGGTATAGCCGAGGTCGATAATAAGTTTTTCGTTAAATGGCATACGCACGGTGGCGGGGTAATGCTACCGGACGGCTCGCTAATGCTCGGGGCCGGCGACGTACTCCGCTATATGCTCGGGTTTTCTCGTATGCGGATAGACCACGGTAGGGTAGCCGCGGCCGTCCCTATGCTTAATCAGTACCGAATAGATACCGCTATCGTATGCGCTCCCGATAAGCGATTTACGCCTTGGGCCTGGATAGAAGACCACCTGACCGGTCTACTGCCGGTCTCTTGGCGTATCTCGCCGGGCGAGCAGGGCGGGTTCTATCCGGTCGTATGGCGGTTCGACGCTACGTCGCACGACGCAGTAGCGAAAATACGAGCGTCGGCCGAGCCGCACGCTTCCGATAACCCGTCGCTACATAGCGAGACAGTAGCCCCGAACGCATACCGCGAAGGGCGGGCGACCTTTTCGTCCCGTAGCGAGGTCGCTAATGAGTTTACGCTAGAGTATCAGTCCGACTTAAAGGAGGGCGCGTACTGGTCTCGTAAGACGCTAACGGGCGACCTAGACCTCGTAGCGATAGACGCCTCGGCCTCGGCTAACCTCTACTGCCATACGTCGAGGACGCGCTACCGAGGTTCGGACGGGCTACCTCAAACGGTCTCGATAGACTTAACGTCGGACCTTATATGGGAGCCGGCGACGGCGGTTCGCGTCCTGTCGTGGATTAGCCGAAAGCATGCGCTACAGTCGATTTTCGTTTCGTACGTCGTCGACGCCGAGGCCGTATGTAATGTCGAGCCGGGCGACGTCGTCCTCGTTACGGATACCGAGTTAGAGTTTACGCAATACCTATTTATGGTCGAGGCGATAGTATGGCGTAGCGACCGGTTCCTATCTCTGGACCTTCGGTCGCTTGTAGACGCAGCGCGAGATATGGCGGGAGCCGAGGGCGAGGAGCATTAGATATGGGCCTAGAATCTATCGGCGACGCAGGAATCGGTATAGTCGCGGCCGTTTTAATTATCCGCGAGGTCCTTGGTTTTATCTCGCGGCGCGACGCTGCGGCGGCTTCGGCGTCGTCCGGCGGAGACGACGACTGCGACGAGGCTATCGGTAAGCTAAACACGATAGACGGTAAGCTAGACGACCTCGCCGGGGCTACTTTGCAAATGTCCGCTATCCTTTCGCGTACCGACCCCGACGGGCTCCCGCTTTGTTACACGCCGCGTAGCCTCGGCTCGACGTTAGAAAAGCTAGCGGCGAGCGTCGACCGGCTCGGGGAGCGGGTTAGATAATGGGCCACCCTGTACTAGACGGGGTCCGCGCTATCGGCGGGGTCGTCTTTACCGAGGGCGACTTTAACCTAAACCTCGTCGGCATTAGGACATGGAAGGGAGCATCTAATCGCTTCGACGACGTCCTACACTGTATCTATAAGGAGCGCGGACAATGGGTCGACCGCTGGTGGCCTATCACGACCGACCCCGGTACGTACTGGCTTAATCATCCTATGAATAAGCTGGGCTGCGCTGCGGTCGTCGCCGATAAGCAGTACCGCGGAGTATGGCGGCTAGGGCTACATAGGGGTAAATACCTCGCCCTCGTACAGCGGGGCTGCGGCCCTATCGCCGTACATAGGGACGATAACCTCGACTCTAAGGTCGACTACCGGCCCGATAATATCGCCGTCGGTAACTTCGGTATTAACTGCCATAGAGCGACGACGCGGGCCGGCGGCTCGGTTCGGGTCGATAGATGGTCGGCCGGCTGTCAAGTTTTCGCCGACCCGAACGATTACGAGGCGTTTATCCGTATCTGTAAGAAACAGAAAAGCGAGCGAGGGTGGGACAGTTTTAGTTATTCACTACTAAACGAGCAGGACCTATGACTACTAGAGCGAAGCAAACAATAATTGTCGGGGCTATCGCCCTTATCCTCGCGGCTATCGCCGGACTGTCGGCTATTAAGCGGGCTCCCGAGCCGGTCGAGGCCGAGTCGCTACAGGACGACGACAGCGGAGACGACGACGATAGCGGGCGTTTTGGTATGCTACCCCTAGCCCCGAAGGAGACGAAGTAATGAGTATCCCAGATAGGCTACGGTCTAGAAAGTTTTGGCTATGCGTAGCCGGCGCGCTTATGGGCGTAGCCCTTCCGATTCTTAATGGCGAGGTTCCGCCCGAGCGCGGCCTAGAGGCCGCGGCGGCGATTCTCGTTAGCTACATTCTCGGACAGGCTTACCAAGATTCGCAGAGCGAGGATAAGTAATGCCTAAAAAGCCGGCCGTTAAGAAGGCGACGACTAAGAAGGCGACGACTAAGAAAGCAGCCCCGAAGGCGAAGGCGGCGGCTAAGAAAGCCGCAGCCCCGAGAAAGGCCGTAGAAACGTCGGCAAGGGCTCGCCGGCTCGAACATAAGCAAAGGGCCGCGGAGGCTATCGAGAGGCACTCGGGGCCCGTCCTGTCGCTCCTCGTCGACGTTATCGGCGACCTTAACGACGAGGTCGGTAACGAAAGCCAAGTCGAGCAGGACCTAGCATGGGCCGGCGAGCTAGCCCACCGACTCGACCGAGCGATTAAGCTAAAGGACCCCGTACTAGAGGCTCTGGACGGGATTGTCCTGTTTTTCGTAGCGGCTGGAGCGGTGGCAATTTACCGCCATATATGCGGAGCGAGTAACCGAAAGGTTAAGCGGCTCGCCCGGCTAAAGGAGCGGCTAGCGACGCTCGGTCCGTCTATGTCGTCTCATATGAAGCGGAATCTAGAGCGCAGGATTAAGCGGCTAGAGGGCTAGCTACGAATATCTACCGTCGCCGCGATTAGATAGGCGGCATGGTCTAAAAACTCCTGCGCCGAGATTATCGGGCCGTCGGCGAGTAAGCATCCGTCGTGGTCGTCGTCGCCACACTCGATACATACCCCGTCCTTTCGCCGCTGCTCCTCTATCGAGGTAACGACAGCGAGGCGAAGGGCTAGGAAACCTTCGTCGACCGGCTCTAGTCGCATCTATTCGCCCGCTCCGTTTCTCCCGACCACAACCATACGCCCCAGGAACCGACGCAGTCCTCGCAGAGAATACCGCCGATAAGGTACTCGTTACCGACTTTCTCGTTAGCCTGCGCTAGCGTCGACCATTCGTCGGTCGACGGGTCGACGGGCGATAGACAGCGGAAACAATGCCCGACCTTCGGGGCCTCGGCTAGAAACCGCGACAGCGAGTCGCAGAATATAACGACGTCTAGTCCGTCCGACTCCACCCTGTCCTCCTCGTATAGTGCGCCCTTATCTCCCTGTATCGTCGGGAGACATTCGCTAGGGCGCGTAGCTAGACTACGTTAGCGGCGGAACAGTAGCGTCGGGAGCCGCTAAATAGCCGTGCGAAGGACCCGACGCCGACCTTTTCTAGCTCTAAAACGGTATCTCGTCGAGGTCCGCGTCGGGGTCTAGCATGCCCGAACCGCCGCCGCTCGGAGCGGCCGGCAGGGGCGGCGGGGCGTCGTCGGCCGGTAGCGGCGGAGGCTCGGGCGGCGTATCCGCGACGGCCTCCGCAGCCGAGACGAGGTCGTTAATATAGACGTTAATTCGTAGCCCCTTGTCGGTTTGCTTTTTAACGACCGAGACCGTAACGACGGCCCCGAGAATCTCGGAGGCTACCGGGCCGGTCGACATAGTGTCGGGGTTAACTAGCTCGGGAAACAGGGCCGGAACACGACCGAGGATTCGCTGTAGGTCCTGTCGGGCGTAGCCGGCCTGTTTCGCTTGCCAGTCGGTATCGTCGGTAC